ATGTAAACTCAGATGACCCAGCATCAGTAGCTAGGGTAATTGATTTATATAAAGCTGACAACAACATAGTTAATAAAGGTAAGAAAGCTTCCGCTAAAAAAGCTGCAGCAGCAATCGTCACTAAGAAAGGACGAACCTCTGTAGATGCAGAAGAGTCTAATGGAAGAATTACAGAGTCTGACGTTAATAAAATGTCAGCAGCAGAATACGAAAAGCGTTCCGATGAAATTATGGAAGCTATTCGAGGAGGGCGATTTGTCTACGATATGACAGGTGCAGCCCGATAAAAAAAAGTGTTGACAAAATTGTCGCACTTTGATATAACTAGTACTATCTATAAAAACGTAATGGCCCTTAGAAATAAGCTACCCATAGTTTTTATAATTCATCAAGTCTAAACTATCATATAAGACCTACCTGATGCTGAAGGCCCACTGTAAAGTAAGATTAGCTAGTCTGCTTTACATTGCACCCTGATGGATCGGCCTCTTGTTAATACCGTTTAGCTTTATTTGTAAGCCAAACATCCATAGGAGGAATTTAATATGGCTTTTTCATCAGCGGCAGGGTACGGAAATCTGCCAAATGGAAACTTCTCTTCGATTATCTATTCGAAGAAAGTACAGGTTGCTTTTCGCAAGTCAACCGTAGTCGGAGATATTACAAACTCTGATTACTTCGGGGAAATTGCGTCACAAGGTGATACTGTTAAAATAATCAAAGAGCCTGAAATCTCAGTTAAAGAGTATGCTCGTGGTACAACTATTCTACCACAAGACCTTGATGACGAAGACTTCTCGTTGACAATCGACAAATCAAACTACTTTGCTTTTAAGATTGACGACATTGAAGAGGCACACAGCCACATCAACTTTATGCAACTTGCTTCTGATAGAGCAGCATATCGTTTGGCTGACCAGTACGACCAAGATGTATTGGGATACCTATCAGGTTACAAACAATCATCCATTCACGGATCACCAGATACAGTTAACGCAACTGTAAACGGTACTGTGGCAGTTTCAACTGCAGGAACAGATGAACTTCTTTCCAGCATGAAATTAAACAAAGGTGATTTTGGTAACATTACTACTAGTTCAGCAGGGACTCACTCGATTCCTCTGACTCCACGTATGCCGGGTGCAACATCCTTGCCTACAGCTACAGCATCACCAATGATGGTTGTATCTCGTATGGCTAGACTACTTGATCAACAGCAAGTTGATTCAGGTGGACGTTGGTTAGTTGTAGATCCTGTGTTTATGGAAATGCTACGTGATGAGGATTCTCGTCTTCACAATGCAGACTTCGGAGCATCAGGAAGTATACGTAACGGCTTAGTTGTTAACAACTTAGGTGGTTTCAGAGTATACAGTTCTAGTAATCTACCAGCAGTTGGAACAGGTCCGGGTACTTCAGGTACAGCGAACCAAATTGCTAACTATGGTGTCATTATGGCTGGACACGATTCTGCTGTTGCAACCGCAGAGCAGATTAATAAAACCGAATCATATCGTGACCCTGACAGCTTTGCTGACATTGTTCGTGGTATGCACTTGTATGGCAGAAAGATCCTTCGTCCAGAAGCTCTTGTTCAAGCCATATATAACGCAGCATAAGGGGAGATTAAAAAATGGCTACTATAACATCACTTTTACTTCCTGCAACAGGTAACTCTAACAGAGGCCGTATGCCGTATCAAGTCGAACTAATAATTGACTTGACTGCACAAGCTATTGATTGTTCAGCACCAGATACAGTACAATGTATCACACTACCAGCTAACACTCACATACTTCATGCAGGTGTTCAAGTTGTCGAAAGCGCAACAATGAATACAGGTACAAATGCTACTATAACATTGGGTGCAGCAGACGTTGACGAATATGTTACAGCATTTGACATTGATGGTGCGTCAGACTTGGCATATGCTCCAAGTGTTACACCTTCAGCAGAAGTTGTCCTGTCTTCAGCAGATACACTAGACCTTGTTTTTGCAGGTGACGGTGCTACCTTTACAGCAGGTAAACTTAGAGTTTTTGCTCTATTGATGGACGTTTCCGAACAGGGAAGCACATCAGCTAATGAAGTTGATAGAGACACATTAGCATAATATAATAAATAGGGAGGCTGGGTAATCTGGCCTCTCTAACTTTATAATATAGTGAAAGAAATTTAAATGGCAGAATCGTATCTAACTTTAACTAATAAAGTTCTTGCAAGGCTAAATGAAGTTGAGTTAACTAGTTCAACTTTTACTTCGTCTAGAGGTATACAAACACAAGCTAAAACTGCTATTAATGAAGCTGTAAGATACATAAATCAACGAGAACACAACTACCCTTTTAATCATGCAACTGCTAGTCAAACTTTAACTGCAGGTGTTATACGTTATTCATTACCTGCAACAACTAAAGTTGTAGATTACAATACATTTAGAATAGTAAAAGATAGTGACTTGGCAGTTAGTGGAGGCCAACTTTCTATCTTAAATTATAATGATTACATAAGTAGAGCAGTAGAACAAGAAGACGAAATAAATACTACGACTACAAGTACTACACACACTGATAGTGTAACAACTATAACTGTTGCAAGCACAACAGACTTTGACAGTGCAGGTACATTGTTTATAGGTAACGAGCAGATTTCATACACTGCTATTGGTTCTAGTACTACATTTACAGGATGTACTAGAGGAGCAAACAGTACAACAGCAGCGTCAATAGCTAGTGGAGTTACAGTTGCACAATTTGATAAAGGTAGTGTACCGACTCACATAGTACGTACACCAGATAATAATTATTTATTGTATCCTTATCCTGATAAATCTTATTCTATTAAGTTTGACTACTATACTTTTCCAACAGATATGACTGCACATGGGGATACAACAACTATACCTGACAGATTTGCTGCAGTTATAGTAGATGGTGCAACTGCATTTATATATCAATATAGAGGTGAGTTACAACAGTATGGTATAAACTTTGAAAGATTTGAACAAGGCATAAAAAATATGCAAAGTCTATTAGTTAATAGATTTGAGTACATAAGATCTACGTATATACCTTCAACAGGTTATGTTGGAAATTCTAAAACTGTATTAAGAGTAAATTAATGCCTGACCAGTCTCAAGTACAACCATTCTCTTTTAATTGTGAAGGTGGATTAGTTCTTAACCAATCTACTTTTATTATGCAACCGGGACAGGCGTTAGAGCTAACTAACTTTGAGCCTGACGTTGAAGGTGGTTACAGACGTATTAATGGTTTTAAACCTTACGTTATACAAGAAGTTCCTGTAACAGCACTTAGCAGTGAACCTATATTAATGTCAGCATTATTTCACGACTACGTAGTTGCAGCTAGAGGAGAAAAGATATTTAGTTCAGCTAGTACTACGTTGTCACAAAAAATTCTAGTTGGTACTGCAATGACTGGGTCTGGTACTATAAATGCAAAAAGTACAACTTCATTTAGTTCTAGTGGTACTATATATATTAACTCAGAAATATTTACTTATACAGGAATAACAGCTACAACTTTTACTGGGGTAACTAGAGCTACAAGTAGTACTACAGCTGCAGCACACGCAGCTAATGTTGTTATTTCTGAAAGTTGGACAGAAAGAGATACAGGAAGATCTGCAGCCGCTAAGTATAAGTTTGAACGGTTTAACTTTGATGGCAGTGATAAGTTTATTGTAGTTGATCAAGACAATGTTCCTACTATATTTAATACTTCGATGGCGGCAACTGACGTATCTGAATCTTCTGTCACAGGAGCGAAACACGTAGCTGCATTTAAAAACCATATGTTTTATTCAGGCATGTCTAGTACCCCACAAGAAATAGTTTTTAGTGAGCCTTTTGACGAAGATGCTTTTGTGAGTGGTCAAGGTGCAGGTAGCATTAAAGTTGACGACACGATTGTAGGACTTAAAGTTTTCCGTGAAGACTTATTTATCTTTTGTGAAAATAGGATATTTAAACTGTCAGGAACATCTAGTACAAACTTTGCTGTATCTCCTGTTACACGTAACATTGGTTGTGTTAACGGAGATACAATACAAGAATTTGCTGGTGACTTAATTTTCTTAGGTCCTGACGGATTACGTACTATTGCTGGTACTGCAAGAATTGGTGACGTTGAGTTAGGTACAATAAGTTCTAACGTACAATCGTTGTTTAGAGAAAACCTTAATGACTCAGGAAGTTTTACTTCTTTAGTTATACCAGATAAAACACAGTACAGAATTTTCTTCTCTAAAGCAGGTGGCGCACAAAAAGCTACTACTGGCGTTATCTGCGTTCTTAAAGGACAGACATTTGAATTTTCAAAGATGAAAGGTATTAGACCTGCTTGTACTGACAGTGTTGTAGAATCAGGTAATGTTATACCTATACATGGGGGTTTTGATGGATTTATATATAGGCAAGACCAAGGTGATACATTTAATGGTACACTAATTCAAGCAAAGTATCGTAGCCCAGATCTTACCTTTGGAGATCCGGGTATAAGAAAACATATGCAGAGGGTAAATATTAACTACGCACCTGAATCAACTATTGACGCAGATATGTTTGTTAGGTATGATTACGAAGATGCAAACTCCACACGACCTGCAGCGTATGCGTTAGACAGTTTAAATGTAGGTGGAGTGTATGGAGCAACAGCTTCTACTTATGGTACAGCGTCCTATGGTGGTCCATCACAACCTATCGTTAGAAAATCAGTAGAGGGTTCAGGCTTTGCTGTAGCATTAAGAGTAGAAGATGGGGCTACCTCAACAGGGCCTTATTCATTAAAAGGATTTCAAATGGAGTTTCAATTAGGGGCTAGAAGATAATGGGTGCAACCTATACAAGACAATCGACATACGCAGATGGGGATACTATCAGTGCAGATGATACTAACGATGAATTTGACCAGCTCCTAGCTGCATTTGCGGCTAGTTCAGGACACACTCACGATGGTACAACTGCTGAAGGTGGACCAGTAACTAAACTATTAGGTAACACACTTACCTTTGGGGCAGCTACTGCAGGTACAGACATTACTATTACCTTTGATGGTGAGACTAATGACGGTGTATTTAAGTGGATGGAAGAC